GGTCATGTTCTTCTATAGGATCGTAAGCTGTCCTAAACTTCATAGTTTCACCTCCTTTCGCAGGCGCCTAGACGCGGCGGGCGTGGCGTACAAAAAAAGGGCGATCTCTTGCGAGACCGTCCTTTTTCAGATACGCTCTTTATTAGATTATCATTTAGTAGAATTATTGTCAACAGTCTCCACATAGTCTATGGCGCGACCAACCAGTATAGGAACGCGGGATTCGTCAGAACTTTCAATATAGTAACGGCCATCAGAATCGCCAAGGTTACCGACATAATAAATACTGAAATCTTCAGGATAAGTATTAATAAGCATTTTATCATCATTTACTAAACCTTCAAAGGCTCGCAGAGCAAGCATATCATTGTGGTAAACCTGTGGAGGGCTGAATTGTTCAGCCTTCGAGTCATAAATGGAATAAAGCCTCAGCGGAACCATCTCCTTTTCTAAATGCAACTAAATACCTACGAATCATGAGATATAGCGTAGCTGATATGACATAATAGTCACGATCAAGACGAATAACTCTAGAATCATCAGGTTTAAGACGGTAAGCGGCATATTTACTGCCACGGAAAGAGTAATTGAAGAGAATATTACGATTCGAACAGAATTTTTCAACGGCCTCAAGTTCAGTAATAGGCATCACCTCATTTCTGACTTAATGATAACACAATCATAATACCTTGTCAAGCTTTCTACCAAGAAAATGTCTATACTTCCCTTCTTGAACACGACAGCGGTCAACCAAACGCTCAAAAGTGTTGTTCTCCAAGTTATGAAGCATCCTTTCAATGCGATTATTACGAATATATTCCATCCAGTGAGGATGCGTTTCATCAAATTTTTTGTCATAATAACGAGGAGGACGCATTTTTTTGCCGTTGATAACAATATAATCATGAGAATAACATTCTTCACAATGATCTTCGAGCCATTTAGCACCTATCCCAGGGCGATTGGACGCAACCATGAATTCAGGAATACGGCCTTTATAGTGAGAAGGAGCATCTTTACCTGTCTGCTTTTTAATTATATAGCGTGCGACATAGGCAGCAGAATCAAAGCTAAACTCACCAATAAGATGCATACCGTATTTCCATACTTTGGCAAAACGAGAAGAAGTATAAGTATTGTAACCGTCTGCACGGAACCGAAAAATTTTGTCATCAAAATCAATATTAAACAAAATATAATGATAATGTGGACGACTATGAAGTTCACCATATTCACCACAGCCAAGAAAGCGAATACCACTGCCATACTCACGACGAAGATTCTTCATAAATGTTTGATGAAATTTCTTACTCAAGCTTTTATCACATGGCAAATGATAATCATCGAAAGTGCAAGTAACGAAATAAGCAGAAGACGAAGAACGGGCTTCGTGTACAGCACGGACAGCCCACTGTCTACTATTTTCGAGACGACAACCGATGCATTGTTTACAAGAACAACGAATGAAACGGCTATCGCTAGCAAGCTCAGGGTGAGAGGCAAGGCTACCGTAAAAACTATAATGTTGTTTTCCATTTTTGGTAATCGCTCCTTCAACTGGATACATAAGAATAGGATTGTAACAAACCATATTAATCACCTGTACCGATTGTATCAGGATTAAGTCAGAATGTCAAATCCTAAATCCACCTCGTCCTACTCTCTTGAAATTTTTGCGACGGGATTTGGAGGTACGCCGGAAAAGACGGCGAGAACCTCGCTTAGATAATCTTCGACGTTTCATTTAGCGTCCCTCCAAGAACCGAAAAAACGGCTAGTTTTTTTAGAATCATTCTTATTAGCAACTGGCTCAATAAGTTGCGAAACATCGGCTTGAAAGTCCGAAGCAACCTTTTTAGCAGTAACAGTGTTCGAAGAAGCTTTACCTTTCAGAGCTTCAATTAGATCTACAACTTCCTGAATAAAAGGGACAACAACAGTAACAATAAAAGTAAGAATCATAGTAGTTTTATTAGACATGATAATACTCCTTTACTTTAATAGATAACCAACACCGCGAAGGATATGACCAAGGCCTGAATTGCCAACGCCTAATGAATCATAGAAATCAGCTTCCTGCCTCGAGAGACGAGCATTCTGAACAGCGAAGCTCGCAGCAGAATTAGACTGATTAGCTGAAGCTATGTTAGAAAGTATACCTGAAGAAAGATAGGATCCTTGAAGCCTTAGATTCTGAAGTTCCTGATCCATACGCTGAAGCTCATAACCTAGACGTTTTTCATAAGTCTGCTCAGCGAGGTTTAAATTATTAGCCTTAATGCCGTTATCGAGAACTATTCCATGGGTCGCCTGACGCGTAGAATCGGCTTCTGCGACGTTTTTATCGATTTGGGATATAGCAAGATGCTCGGCATTCTTCGCCTGCCTTTCAGCGGCACTGGAACTGCGAGCAGAGTTCATATTAGCACCTATGTCAGACATGCCAATGGTGCCTGCAGAAGCTCCTGATATAGAGCCGCCTATGCCGTTAGTAGCGGCAAGAATGGGATTCAGACCAGCGGCACGCATATCATCAACAGCCCATTGATAACGATGTTTATAATTTTCAACGTTAAGCTCATTCTGTAAACGAATAGCTTCCTCGTTATACCGCGATTGAATTTCAGACGAACCTAAACTACCAAGTACAGAACCAGCTATATTGCCTAACGTACTAGAAAGCCATGACATATAACCAACTCCTTTAGAAGTGATCTACGAGGCCAGGAGTACCGAACATAGGCATAGGACGAACCGTGGTATACTTGAAACCTATGTCGAGCAAGAACTCAGGCTCACTGGGAACAGAAATAATGCGATTGATAGGCGGATTTTCCGTAATGAATTCCTCATTTAGGGTAGGAGCATTTTTGAAGAACTGAGAAAGGTGCCAAACATCAAGGTTACCACCTGTTACAGAGCTGCGGAATTTACCTGTAATCTGCGAAGGTTTATAACGATATTCAGCATAACGCTCCTGATAGCCGAAAACAGTAGTATCAGCTTCAGTACCTTGAGCATAGATTTCACGAAGTTCAATAGCCTGTTCACCAAGGTGCGCGAATGTAGGCCAATAGAAATCATAAACCGTGGAACGAAGCCACATCTTATTGATACCTTGCTGATAAGTAAGGTCGGCACGGGCACAGACGAAGCCTATAATATAGCCGTGCTCGACGAAAGATTTCGTGAATCCATGGAAATTAGACGCAGTAACACCGTAAGCTGAAAGGTTGCCTTGAGGCGAAGTGTTGTCGGTTGCAGAAGTTTGAGCTATTGGATTGATCATAACCATCTTCGTGAAAGAACCTAAAAACTCTGGACGCTGCAATCGAGCATCTGGAGAAACTACGCCGAAGAAAGAGCGAAGAACTTCTGTATATCGACTACCACCGCGAGCAAGGCGTTCGTAGAACTTCTGCATTTGGAAAGCAGTACGAAGGCCATTGATAGTAACAGCGGAAACTTTAGAAAGGTCCGCATAGACAGAACCTGAACCAACGTCAGTAGGGGCGCTATCCCAGGTCATGGCAGCGAACCGAGTACTAGAAGCGCCATCACGAGCGACATAAATGCCAGGCGCATGAGGAGCAGGCTGGGTATTAGTGGTAGCCAAAATAGGCGCGTTACCAGTCAACGAGATGTCAACGCCGGGACCTTTCTGCGTCCATGGAAGAGCAGAAGTGAAGTAATCATGGCGCTTACCTCGAGGCGGACAAGGATATCCGGGGAAAATGTCAGTTCCAGACTTGAACACCCATGAAGGCTGATCGGATACGCGAGAAGAATCCAATATTTCATTGGTGTCGCCTTTCTGAATCTTAACAGATTTCTGCAGATTCTCGTCTCTGAACCATTCGTTCCAAATAAGGTAGGCAGCGCGGAATGGAAGAGCGCTAACACCAGATATAGTATTAGACGTGTTTATCGGCAAACCGAAATAGTCCCATAGAGAACCTACATAAGTATTATTTTTGTTGTCGTTAGCCATGATGGTAGGGATGACATAATCAGTACTATCATCAGGGTCTTCTTGCTCGAAGCAGAAGTTCTGCCAGTGTTCCCATACAAGGCGGTTTGGTACAAAAAAGAAAAACCAATCCAAATAAATATTATCCATAATAGGCTTAATAGGAGTAGCAAGGCGAGCGAAATAATTGACAGACATCCTAGTAGTATCGCCAGGCAGTACTTCATCAACGAAAACAGGAATAAGCTTGCCTGAATTGAAAGTCGTCTTATAAACATGCGAGCGGTCGAATTTCGTCCGCCGCATATACATTGCAGGAGCATCGCTGAAGCGATGACCTCTAACTCTAATTTTTCGAGCCAAATTTTCACCTTCTTTAGAGTGTAAACCTAATAATTAACCTAAAGCAAATTATTATTAGGTTTTAGTTTATTTTTGCGTCACCTACGCCAGTTACATCAAGTAAGTAACTGGCTTCGGTGACGCCTATTTTTGTGTTTCTGATTGATTTTCAGTTAAAGTGTTATCTTTTTCTTGTGTATTTCCTGTACTAGCGAACGATTGATGTTCGACGGTAGATTCATTGCTACCATACAGACCTTCTCGTTGGAGATATTCGAGCGTTTCAGGGTTATTTAATTGGCTGATGAAATTCATAGGATCATGACCGAATTTCGCTCGAACATAAGCAGGCAGGCTATAGAATTCTTCACGAACTCCAGAGACAAGTTCGAGTGCTGTACTGTAATCGCCGGGAAGCGTTGCATCTCCGAACTGAAGATAAGCGTATTGCGAACTATCGCCGAGGTCGAGAGTAGCTATGCCTTTCTGACCATCTGCATACTTATTAACGATATAGTTGATATCAGTTTCATCTTTCTCGTCCTGAACGGCGAGGGAGGGCATAGTGAACTCAATGCCGCAATGGTCATGTTCTTCTATAGGATCGTAAGCTGTCCTAAACTTCATAGTTTCACCTCCTTTCGCAGGCGCCTAGACGCGGCGGGCGTGGCGTACAAAAAAAG